CCTGACCATCCTGACCGTCCTGACCGTTGCTGCCGTCCTGACCGTCCTGACCATCCTGACCGTTGCTGCCATTACTACCGTCCTGACCATCTTGACCATTTGTAATTTCAGCTAAAGTTGTAGCCTGACCGCTTGCTACTTTTGCGCTTTCATTTTCGACTGAATCTACAGATGAAACCCAATAATAAAATGACTCTGAATTATTTAATCCAGTGTCAATAAATGAGTTACCGCGCACTTCGCCCAAAAAAGCGGAAGCACTAGAACTGTTGCTTGCGTTTTTATATACGTTTGCTCTCTTAAAATTTAGACTTGTAGGATTTGTCCATTTTAAACCTATTTGCCTCAATCCACCTGTCGCGCTAACACCTGTTACTGAACTTGGTGTACTTATGTTTTTTGACACATAATTTGTTATTTCCGTTGTAACATTTACTGAGGTTTTANNGTTTTCTGTATGGGTTTTTGAAAGTGAAAAATATTTATATGATGAGTAAACTGATGCATGGTGGGCAGCTACTTGTGTAGACATTCCAAAAAAAGTAATTGAAGTCTCAGATGCCCCTATCTGAAAGTTTTGATGAATATCAAGAGGAATTACTTGATTGTCGCTTGTTCTAACACCAGACTTTCTTAACGAAAAACTTGTATAAGCAAAATTGGGATGATTTCCAAGCGTAAATGGTAAATCAACTGCTAAGATTTCATTTCCATTTTCATCAAGATAATTAGCTTTTACTGGCGTTCCTATCGTTGGCGGTGGCACAACTTCTGTAAAACTGTCTGCAAGGGCCGTTCTAGTTAGATAATTATGATCCGTGGTGTTCCATTCATAAGAAGCGTCTTGATATTCTTCTAGGGAGACTTTAACTGCGCCTTCTGGCGTTAAATCATAACCAGAAATAATCCATTCTGTGGCAGTAGTTACAATGCTGTCAGTGCCAACATTTGCAAGTTTTTCTGGCTCAAACTTTACTGTAACAACATCGCCGACCTTTAAGTAAGAAAACTTAGGCTTTAACACAATGTCCATTGTGTTCGTCAAAGCATTTTCTTTTAACACAATAGATGCCAGCCGCTGCGCTCTTGCTTGATCTGTCACAAAAGCCAAATCAATTTGCTGTATATGTTCACGCCCATCACTTGTAATCAGTGAAGAACTTGATATTGGGTTAAAATCGCCTTGCTGATAATTGTTTTCAGCATCTGTAAAAGTACCAGAAACTTTATTAATACGAGAAGCAACTTCTGAGTTTATACTTATATTTACCTCAGAAATTATATCATCTTCTGTAATGCCCACCAGAATTGTTGAAACATCTTTTGGCACTATCAATCTGATAACGCCACCTTCCTCAACCAGTGTGCCGTGACAAGGCGCAAGAAGCTGTTCTAAGCTGGCAATAACTTCATCATTAAGAAACGCTACTCCATTAGTTGTGTAGCGTTTTTGAGTAGTAGCTGCACCAGCCTCATTCTGTATAACAACATCTTCATCGCATATGTCAGCCATTGTCCGAAACGATGCAAAATCAATATCCCCAGCCGCAACTTTCATACCGTTAATTAAAAAATCTAAAACGCAAAGTGCGGAGTTATTTGAGTATGCCCATGTGCTGCTTGTATCATATCTATGTGCGCCTGTGCCGCCGCCAATGCCGCTGCCATCTAGCCTTGGATCATATAGCTTGCGCCCCTCTACACGAACACGAATATTGGGTGCGCCCTGTGACCAAACTTCGTTGTTGTGGGTCAGCGTATAGGCCATCCAAGCATTGCCTGTCATTTTACAAGTATTTGTCCACGCAGTGTTCGTAATTAAAGCCGCTGTGTGGCTTCCACTGGCTGTGCTGTTTGCCCCACCGTTCAAACCAACTTTTATTCTTGCATAAGTGTAATATTCGCTTGAGCTAGAGGCCGTGGTGCCGCCAGAACTTGTTAATGAACCTACAAAGTCAGTCATTACTTTTTCGTTAAAATGTAACTGATCCGCATTATTTATCGGGCCTTCACCCAAATAAACCATTCTATATAAATCGCGGCTTTCAGAGCCAGCCGTTTCTTGAAAAATCAAGTGACCGTTTACAAGCATTTGCCCGTATATAAAACGCCGTGGGGCTGTCGTGCCTATTTGTAAACCTTGAATTTCAACCGCACGATTTCGCGCCTTGCGCCTCATGTCAGCTTCGATTTCAGCCGCTTTTATTTCGGCTATTCGTTTTGCGCCACCGCCAACTGCAAGAATAGAAGTAGCTGATGCAATATACATACCTGTTCCGACAGGTATTCCAACCTTTAACAAAAGTTCAACTACAAAGGCTTCAAATCCTGTCATAAACCCACCTTTTAGGAAAATCTTTACAGCTTATGGCAAGCCCATCTGTTGCTTCCAGAAACGCACCGCCGCCATGCCAGCCCAAACCCAAGCGATATGTATCATCATCTAAAATTAAATCGCCATCTTGCGGTGTTTTTGCTTTTGTAAAGCCAATCTTATTAATTAAGATTTCGTGCATATGACCTACGTTTTCGTAGCCAAGTTTTTCTGAAACATCTTCTAACTCTTTAAAAGACTTGGGCCAGTTGCGTTTATTAATAAAAATCGTTTCTTCTATTGTTTTAAATATTGGTGCGCCAAGTTTTTCAAAGTATCGACCAATAAACAAAACGCAGTCACTTTCGCCGTATTTAAACCGCGAGGACATTGACCGCATCATGTGGCTGTGTAGCGTCACTCACCAGCCCCCCAAGTTACTTTTTCTATTGTTCCGACACCACCAGCTAAAAATTGCAATGCTTGATCTGTGTTATCTTTTTCTTTTTGTGACGCATCACCCAAACCGTTAAATCTTGGTCGTGACCAATCTGAAAATTGACTGACCGTTTTTATTACAATAGTTGTGCTGCTTTTGCTGGTTTTATATTTTACGCTGTCAACTAAACCTTTATGAACTCTCACTAAATTTATATTTGCGTGTTCAATTGCACCGCTTGGATTCATCGCTGCATCATAAACAAAAGTTTCAGTTCTATTTATGTCGTAAGTGCTGGTTAAAAATAAATTTAAAAGTTCATTATTAAGCCCAGAAAATATAATCTGTATGCCGTTTCTTTTTAACTCTGCCTGTTCTTTTATTGACTCTACTGCCATTACACCAGATGCACCGTAATATGTTTTTTCTGCATCATCATCTGGCCCATTTACATCAAAATTTAACTCAGATGTATTGAACCTTAATACACCGTCTGAAAAAGGAGCCGCAGTCCAGTTTGGAACAACTAATCTTATAAAATAAGCCCTCGCAAAATCACCAGCCCTTGCTGTTTGCGCTGTGCTATCGAATGCTCTCGACATTAATAACTCTCCAAGAAACTAAAGCCAAACTGACCTATAACTGGTGGCGCAATATCCCAACTAGCTTGATCGTCATTAGAAAGCCGCATGATACCCCTTGGCGCGTGTCTTGTGAGGTTTGAATTTGCTGCAAGAATACCGCGCAAGGCTGGTGCAAAACTTAAAGTTCCAGTGCCTGAGTTGCCTGTTAAATTTAAATCCGCAGTAATAAGTTTTAATTCCTGACCAGCCGCAGATGTAACGTGAAAATAATCGCCCTTTTTAAACGCTATTTTTGTTCCAGTGATAGATGAACTGCTTTCGCTGCTAGACCGCCCTACGGTGAAGCTGGTTGAGTGTGCCGCCACTTGTGCATTGTTTTCTAACACAACGGTTGCTGGTAGTTCAGATGCTGGTATGTCTTTGCTTATATCGCCAAAAGCAAACGTATTAAATGGCCCCTCAAGTTGCGCCATAAATACTTTCAAATTCTCAAAGTCATCGCCTGATAAATTGTTCCAATTTGCAGTGCCATACCATCTCGCCGCTGGCAATCGAACATACTGACTTGAGCCAGTAAACTCAGAAACAAAAGATTGCGCCGAACCTTGCAGTCCAAAACTTAAAGACGATGGGTTTATAATGCTTGGGAAAGAAATTAATGCCATTATCTGCGCCCACTTATTTTACTGACTGAACCACCGTCTTGCATATCCTGATAGATTGAATTGCGCGTACTTTCTTTAATGACCGCCGCTTGTTGACGTAACCGCGCTTCTGTAAACTGGTCTGCGTTTCTAAAATCAAAACTTTGATGAATTGTGACACCGCCGCCGCTTAATTCATTGTTAGGTATCATGCGCCCTGCTTGGTTTGGCTGAAACACCTCTCTGCCACGCTCACCGACCACGTAGGCGCGATTGGGCATCACTGGCCCACCACCAGCAAGCATTCCACCAAACAAAGTCGTTGTCAGCCTCGACAAAGCCAACTGTGCTTGCATTACCAAGAATTGCTGCGCCAAGTTCAACATAAAGTTTCTAAATTTAAAATCACCAGAGGTAATAAATGAGTCCAAGCCATCTTCTAGGCTTTGATACATTTGCTGCCCAAACTGCATTGTTTTTTCTGCGGTATTACCAGCGACCGCAGCCGCTGTTAAAAAGCCTTTTGTAATGTTGTTGGTTGTGTCCTGATAAGTCATGCCTAACTTTTCCAGCATCTTTTCATATTTTTTAGTTTGATTAAATAATGCAATAATACCGTCTTTTTCTTTTTGTTGTTCAGCCGTGAGTGCGCCAACTAATGGAATTTCCGCAGCAATCAATTTTGTCATCAATTCTTTTTGATTGTTAAATTCCTTAAAAGTTATTTCGCCGCTTTTCAGCTTTTCAATATTTGCTGCAATAGCGTCTGTAAGTTGTTGTTGTAGAATATGTGCTGCCAGTGGCGTAGCTGGCCCTGTGGCAGTTGCAGTGCTGCTTGGTGGCAAACCACCACCAGTACCACCTGTCGGGCCAATTGTGTCTGGAACTCCAAACTTTGGCCCAAGGTTCATTCTTTCTAATCTTGATGTAGCTTCGTCATAGAAAAAAGTGCTGTCTGTTGGTCGATCACCACTTGCCTGATTTGTTAAAAACTTGCCGCTATCAGTAATAATACTGTTTACAATTCCCTCTATTCCGCTGGTATCAACTTGAATATCTGGGCTTACATTTTTTAAAGTTTCTTCGGCTTTAAATGATTGCTGATATGCTTTTGTTATTAAATCTCCAACAATCGGTAAAGAGTTTTTAAAGCCTTGATTTGATATAACTCCTTTTTCTGTGATCGTATAACCAGACGTTTCAACATAGCCCATAAACTCATTAAAAGTAGTTCGATCCATTGTAGGATTTTGATCGCTTGATAAAAGTTTAACATTTTCAGACAAAACCGAAACAATATTTGCCATATTATTGTTATAAAAATGCGCCCCTGCTAATTGATTTCCATAAGACCCAGCCGTTTCTTGTGGGCTTTTACTTATTCTGTTGCTTTCACCAGCCCTTGTTTGTGCGGCTGCAAATACTTCAGCGGCACTTCTATGTTTGCCGCCGTAGGCATAGCCAATAGTTTCACTTAAACTTTTCTTAAAACCTTTCGCACCACTTAGACCAATTAAATCGCCAGCATTTACACTACCACTGAAACTTTCCATCTGAGTTCTCATTAAACCCATCATGGACGCCATCGTGCTTGCCAACCATTTTATAATAACATTGGATAGATTGCTTAAAATGCCGCCAGCAACCGCAGCAAGCCCCCCAGCCGCGCCAAACAGAATATAACCNACAAGACCCATGCCAGCTATTTGATTGTTTGTCAGTGCATTTGTCGCGTTGTAATTATCTGAAAGAACATCAAAAAAGTTGCGTATGCCATTAATGACGTTTCCAATAGTATCAACCGCACTTGCCGCAAACAAAACAGTATCTTTTAAGAATTTTGTAATTGTTGCTCCGACCTGTGTTGCGTTTTGCTTTAAAAACTTCATTGAGCTATCTAAATCTTCATTGATAACTCTTGCTGCTTCTTTCAGAAAATCAAAAACACCAGCTTCCATCACTGTTGCTTTAAGGTCAAAAATCTTATCGCCAATCATCGAAAGTGTACCAGTGAATGTATTCGACATTTGCTTGGCAACACCCTGCACAATACTGCCACCGTCTTGAAACGCTGCTACTAGCTTTTTCTTGGTTTCATCTGCGCTATATGAAACGCCAGCCGTGAAGCCA